TGCCACTGAGGCGGAACTGAACGTTGAAGCGTGGCTTGCCCTCGTTTGGGCCCGACTTGACCTGCTCCGACTTGACGTCGAAGATCGTGGCGTTGTACGAACCTGCTGGTACTGGCTCGTAGCTCGATGAATTGGCGGCCGCAAGGGCCTCTTCGGTAATGTTGAATGAAATGCTCATTAGTTGTTTCCTCCTTCGTTAATAAGATCAAAGATCTTCTTCATTGTTGGTGCGTAAATCTTCGGTGGCAAACCGAAGCGGTTCTTGGTTACCAGTCGGTCCGAGTTGCCAGTCACGAGAACGCGCTGTGGTCCATCGTCACCGATCTCGAACGTCATGTAGCCAACGATATCTGGGATACCAGGCAGGGTGCCCTTGAACGATCCCGGAAGCATTGCAGTGGTCTTCACTGCGCCAGTTGATTCGTCCTTGTCGTCAAGTGCGTGTGCAATAATGATCGACGTGAACGAAGCAGTGTGGAGGTCGCGGAAGACTTGGTTAGCCCAGTTCTTCAGGTCACCCCAGCGGCCGAACTTGTTGTTCTTGTTTTCAGGCTTCTCGCCAAAGAACTTCTCGGCTCGGTCCATGACAACACCGATGGTGTCGATGATCACTGCTTTGTAGTAGTCAGGGTTAGCAAGTAGCTCTTCGATAACCTTGACGAAACCTTCGTGAGTCTTCACGCTGATAACGTCTACGTTCTTCCAGTCTCGAGCGATCGCTGACGCGCCACCCTCAACGTCGATCAAAAGAACCTTGTCATATCCCTCGACCTCTGAGATCGAAGCGGCCAGCCAAGTCTTGCCCTTACCCGGATCTGCGAATAGCAAGATCGAGTTTGGCTTGTTAAGCTGCTCTGCCTTGTGAATGAGCTTCTGGAATGAGAAGCCCGGGAAGTCGGTTGCCGACATTTATTCCTCCTCTGTTTGTGTGTACATACATTATACCACATCTAACCAATTGTAGTCAAATATGATTACGGCGTGTCGCTAAATTCCCATAGAACATTTGAAGCAGTGTTCGTTGGGCGGATAGTTGTCCGGGTGAGCTCCGTCTTGCAGCTCGTTCCACAGTGCGACCAATCGATCCCACAATGCAACCGCGATATCTTCCTGATAAGGAATGGAATAGGTCCAGATATCTTCATCGTATGTTCCGTCACGATTGATAAATACGATCGTGATATCATCGATCTTGGTGCCTGCTTGGTTTAGGCCCCAGGCATACAGCTGAGTCTGGCCGATATACTTCTGAAGCGTATACTCTGAAGCAGGACTAGCCTTAATGCCGTCTACTAGATCTTTGATAGCTTTGATCTTCTTGCGACTTGTTGTCTTCCAGTCGATCAGGTGGTTAATACTAGGTAGAACGAGATCAGGCTTGCTGCTAACAGTACCATACCCGACCACATCACCCAACTTAATTTTTTGCTCGACAAGAGCATCGTCAAAAATCCCGTCTGGGCTAACACTAATAGCAGATTCAATAAAGCTGTGGATCGCTGTTCCAATCTTTCCTCCTAACCAATACTTCATCGGCGGTTCTTTATCCCCCATAAGCGCCTTGGCTAGGTGCCTTGTGCATGGATCTGATATCTGACTTGCGCCTACCTTGCGTTGCTTGTCTCGCTCTGATTCCTGTAGAAACAGATCAAGTGTTAGCTCCTTGATAGAGCGTTTCAATAAGGTCATACTCCTCCTCCTCGGTGAAACTAATTCCACCCCATACTCCTTGGTTGACTCCGGCTGCCACCGCGTAATCATAGCACATCTTTATCAGTGGGCAACCATGGCACATCTCCTCGGCTTCGTCTTCTGGCACAGGATCTTGTCTATCTGCATAGACAGATTCCTGGCCTTTGCACTTTGGATCATCTAGGTTGATCGCGAACTGCAGCGTCTTCCACTTCTGGATCGCGTCAGCTGATAACGTGTTCTCATACTCGATGATCACCTGCCGTATCTTCTTCTGACGCGACGTGCCGGTTAGCTCCTTGTTGCGCTGATACTTCTCACGAGCATACTGCTTGCGGCATTCTCGGCACACGCGGGCTTTGTCATACGCTCGGATGAACGTATTCTCTGGCGTGAACTCATGGCCCTTGGAGCAGTGTGTTCCGCGCTTGCGCTTCTTTCCCCATGGATTATGGTTCTCGGCTTCCTCCCATTCGTACTTACTCATTGAAGATTAGATCGCGGATCTTGGCTACGGTATTTTCTGGCGTGGAATCATCTTCCTCATCCAGTAGGTCGTAGATCTTGTCGTACACCTCTGCCTTCTCATGCAGGATAGCCTCTTCTAGGAATTCTTCTGGCGTCCACATGGGCTTAACCCACTCCTTGGCTCGCTTCCATTCGACATACTGCTGGGTGAAGCTTAGCTTCTCTACTGCGTTCTTCATTGGTCTCCTAAATCTGTCCGTAGGTATAGATCTGTTTGTGCAGCGAGTCGTAGATCTCGCTCAATAGTTTGCAGGCCTTGAAGTTTCCGGCCTCGGTGTATGCGCTCTCGGCCTGCTTAAGTGCAGGGAACAGCAGATCAATCTGCTTCTCGGTCAGCTCGACTTCGATCACTTGTTCTCTTCCTTGATAAGCAAAAAGTGCCTGATGGCGTCAGCAATAAACTGTCCGCTTGGGAAACCATCCTCACGCTTGATGACCCACCAAATGTTGTGCATGATTTCATCATCGTAAGTGCGGTCAAGAATCATGTCATGCTCTATTGCTCTGCCGTAAGCCACCGCCTCAGCCCATAATCGTTCTGGCGTTCTTGGCGGCTCCTCCATGTAGTAGGGGTTAGTTGCTACCGCCCCACAATTACAAGTCGCAGTCTGTAGCCCATCACTAAAGTCAAATCCGCAATGATGGCTTGGGCTTTTACGCCTATACGCTTCGGTGTCGTTGGCTAGTATTTTGTAGCCTTCGGTTACCTCATCGATCACTTGTTCTCTCCCTTGATAAGTTTGTCAAGAATCATTATTGCTGCATCTAACTGGGCATCTACAAGGAATTTTCCCTGCCGAAATGGCACAGTAATCGTAATTGGTAGCCTTGGGTCATAGTTTGCTACGAGCCATTTAGACCATTCATTGAATTCGTCTTCGTTCACTTGTTCTCTCCCTTGATAAGTGCCAATGCCCGATAAGCGCCTTCGGCCTCTGCTGGGTTGTGCTCAACCGAGTTGATTTGAAACGCCAACTCATCTAGCAGTTCGATGATGCGTTCACGCTCTTTTCTCATAGCAAAACGCATAAGGCTCTTTTCGCCTTCGTTTAGTTTTGCTCCCATCACCTGAAAGTTATCTAGCCAGTCACTCATTTGTTTTCGCCCTTGATAATCTTCAGTAGCCCAAGCAGATCGTCGCTAAGCTGGTCACCAACCCAGTCGCACAGGGCAACCTCCGCCCAGATCCGATCGCGCTCAGCCAGCTTTACCGCCTCCTGAATGTTCTCCAGCGAGGCCAACTCCTGGCTCGTTGGGTTGCTGATCTCTAGGCCGCGGCTAGTAATCTTAATCATTTGTTCTCCTTTTCGTGGCAGCTACACTTGCAGCCATAGTTAGTTATCTGGATCGGACAGTGGCTGTGGTGACCCGTCAGGCACCAGCCAAGCCACGCCTTCTTCAAAGTCTCCATACATCTCCTGCAACCATAGGTCATTCATCTTCGACAACTTGTCCTCCTCGTAGTGTTCCGTTCATCTCAAGCTGACGCTTAAGAAGTGTGTCCAACTGGCCTTCATCGTAAGTGTCTCGGGCCACGATATCGTAAACCTTGACAGCTTCCTTCTGGCCGCGACGTCGAATGCGATCCAGCACCTGCTGGTTCATCAGGTTGTTGTCACTGTGCGATAGCCATACGACAGTAGAGCATGACTCCTGCAACCCGTCCACGCCTTCTGCGATCGCCGGAATAACCGCGACGATATACTGCAGATCGCCGTTGATAAAAGCTTGCTTAGCCGTCTCGCGTTGCTTCTGGTTCGCTTGACCAGACCATTCAAACGCGACCACCGACTTGGCATTCAATCTGTTAGTCACAATCTTAGCATACTTTTGGCTATCTGTCAAGATCAACATCTTGTCAGTTGGGTTATCGCTAACCAGATCGTGCAGCGCATTCCACTTGGTAGACACTGCATCATCCTCGAAGTAGATCTCGCCTTCATCGCCAATGCTAGGCACAGCTAGCGTCATTTGGCGAAGTCGGATACGCGCGGCCACTGGAACTTCAGCGACCAGCGGATTATCCTTGAGCCACACGACTAGATCCTTTTGGAACTTGTCGTAGATCTTCTTCTGTGCCGGTGCGAGATCAACGAAGATCGTCTCCTCGATCACTTCGAGATTGTGGTTCGGTTCGATACGCACATAGCATGGCAGGTTCGCCGCATACATACCCGGATTCTTTTCGCCCAGGATCTCATACTTGGTGAACGGAGACCAACCCATATCGCACCACTGGTGCGCCCAATTCCAAAACGAATTCGGAACTTGCTCCTTCCAGAGCCACTTGGTCACTGCCCATGCGCCTTCAAAGCGGTTGCCAAACGGCGTTCCCGACATGGCTAGCTTGCGCTTGGCATTCAGTCCCTTGAGAGCCTTGAAGCCCTTGCTGGTTCGGTTCTGGAATGACTGAACTTCATCCACCATGGCATAGTCAATCTTGGTAAACTTGCTCCATTCCTTGGTTCGGAAGTATTCGCGACCGATGAAATACCAGCCATGCTTGCCGGCCTGCAGTTCCTCCATGGCGATCTTGCCATTCTTGCTCGAGTCAATCTTCACGACGCGGGCAGAGTATTCGGTCTGGCGCATGATCGTGTCATACCAACCCCAGAAGGTATTCAGTGGGCCGATGATCAGCACGACATTAGAAGCTGTCCTCAATGCGACTTCGGTAGCCATAAGAGTCTTCCCAGAGCCCATTAGGCTGGCGTTCAGTGCCGACATAGTATCCTCTGAGATAATCCTCTCGCATACCGCTAGCTGCTCCGCTTCCAGCGTAAGCTTTGGTAGCTGTGGTCTCATTCATCTGCTCCTTCTTCAAGTATCTGTTTACCAATAGGGTATATGCGGTCACTAACGCCAGCATTAGGATGATCAAATCCAACCCTCCAGCGGATCGGTGTAGTCGTAGTCTGGCAGCTTGTCGTGGTATAGGCGCTTGACGCGATCCTCTAGGTCGTTAATGCTCTCGAAGTATTCTCGGCCATTCGTTCGGCCGCAATCCAACCACGCATCCCCGTCCTCTACTCCCATGACAATGTTCGCACCCAGCTCGGTGCTGTAGTATTCGGCTAGATCAATCAGCTCAAGCTCGTCCATGAATCTCCTTCATAACATCAGTGACCATACCCAATCGGTAGATCAAGGTGGCGATCCACAGATCACCGTCAATAGCACTAAAGTTTACGCCGTCCCCGTCTGGCATGATAATTGCTTCACCTGTGCGTTCATCATCGCCAAGCTTCCATACCTGTAGGCGATACTTATCCTCGCCCAGCTCAGTGATCTGCCAGCTTGAATCGCCACTACCAGACTTCACAGACGCAACGCCGTTGGTTGCTTCAGCGATCAGCGCGTTGATCGTATACGGGTCGCTAGTGCCGTAAGCCGAAGCAATTGATCGCTTGCTAGCTCCGTTCATGTAAGCGTCGCGAATAGCCGATAGCACGATAGCGTGTGCGTCTGCCGTCTGCTCCATGATAAACGCTTTCGCGCGGATCTTAGCTTCCTCGATTCGTGCCTTCTCGCGTAGCCTGGCCTTTGCGATCGGCTCTACATCTACGCTACTCTTCGTTCTTGCCATTTAAAATATCCTCCACTGTAATCTGGTGCTTATCAATCTTGCCAGAGATTAACGGATACTCGATCGTTAATCCCGTATACTCTGGATCATCCTGAACATCTAGCGCGTGTGCCATGGCGGCGAACGCTAGCTCCTTGCTCTCATAAGCTCCAAGGAATCTGCCGGTCTTTTCATCTAGGTTTACAAATATGTATTGCTTAGTCAATCTTGCTACCTTCGGAGATCAACATCTCCATGAAGGTTGCCTGTGTAATCGTGAGGGCTAGCACCTGTCGTTCGGTCAGCTCATGGAAGATCCGAACATCCTCGCTTGCGTTAGCTGGTCGGTATTCATCCAGCTTAGCTTTCGACTTGCTCGTAAACACAGGTCGGAAGCCGTTCTTCTCGTATACGGCGTAGATCATACGCACTCTCTCCAATCATATGGCTCATACTCTGGCAGGTCGGTTAGTCGGCCAGCGGTCTTCGGTGCTAGGGTTGCGTCTGGTAGCGTGTGGTTTTGGTTGATCTCGACCCACACATCCTCTTCTTCAAGAATGTTAATGCCGTAGGTGTCCAAGATCCACTGATCCACGATCTCGCGTTCCCTCTGTGGCACAGTGAAGCTGTCATACAGTTCGTCGGTCATGGTCTGGATCGTGCCGTTGATACTGATCTCAAGGTGATAGAGCGAGAATACTAGCTCGTTCCCTTCGTGAGTATACCACATATTCAAATCGTAGTCGCGTGTCTTCTTGTTCATGGTGTCTCCTTACCAGCTCGATGAATAGTAGAACGAAAGCTTAGCATACTCTTCGTTCCTTGTCAAGTGATTAATTACCTTCAGCGTGTATTCCAATTGATCGAAGTAGTATTCATCATACTCGTAGCCGCCGAAGAAGAATCCCTGCCCGACCGGCAGTAGCTCTTCAGCTAGCGCGTTGCGTTCCTCTGTGCCAGCTGGAATGTCCAAGATCTGGTCAATGATTACGCCAAGCTCTACCAGCTTCTCGTGCGGCACATAGTGTTCGCCGCAATCATCCTCGCCAGCTTGAATCTCCTCGACAAACCAGCGGTGGATCTGGTTAGCTTTGCGCCACTGTGCCACATTCATAGCGATCGTGCCGCCAGCGAATTCGGCATACTGGTTAAGTCCTGGCGCGAAGCTGTCCTTGATCAGCACATCGTAATTCGGGTTGGTCTCGTAGTCCTGTGTGTCGGTGTTGTAAACCTTGCGTGGCACATAGCGGCGCACTTCCAAATACTGGTCAAGTCCCATATTAGTTTCCTCCTGCTAGCTCTAGGGTGTAGCCTTCGTTTTCAATTGCCCACTGCAAGTCGTGACCAAACTTACTCTCAAAGATCTTGATCGCGTGTCCTACATTCTTTGCGCGGATCACGATCAGCGATCCCTTCTTTACTACTACTTCATTAGCCATTTACTACATCCTCCGTTATCGAATCAATTACCCAGTAGGCGCTTGCCCAGATCGAATCATCACTATTAACGCGTTCCGCTATTAGTGGGAAGCGGTCTCGCTTGTCGGGCGGTATTGGGAAGTGTCTGGCTAGATACATCTGCCAGATCACCGCTTGATCCTTATCTTCAATGGTCTGAAGGTAGTTGATCAAGCCGCGAACGGTCATGGTCGTGTGTTTCATCGTGTGCCGTAGATCAGCTCTGATCGTTGCTTAGTCCATTCCAAGATCGTAGCTTCATCGAATTGTCCGCGCAAGTGTTCCATGCGCTCTTCGGCTAGCTTCTCAGCTCGTGGATCATCTGACCAGCAAGCGGTCAAGTAGTTGTCAATGACCTTCTGTGCGTTCTCTGGCATTAGTCCTCCTCGTAATCGTAATCGGTGTTCAACCAGCTGTGTAGGTGGTGCGATTCAATGATAGCGTTTGCCGGTGCTACTGTCAAACCGCGATATCCAATGCCCATGGGTAGCGAGATTAAGCGATCCCAATCTTCATCGTGACCAGCTTCGATCGCTTCGATACAAGTCGGGATCATGCTCGTTGGCACAGGTGGGAAGTGGTTGTAGGTTAAGTGCCATGCCAGCTGTTCCTCTAGCGTGGTGTCGGTCTCGATGATAGCTTCTGCTGTTGCGCGTCCCATTAGTTATACTCCTCTACTTCGTCAAGGTGGAATAGATCGTGGCTTTCGCCTAGGTAAGCTTCCAAGATCTCAAACGATCGAGCTTCCGCTTCATCCTCGTTCTGGCAATTGTCAATCGTAATCGTCATGACCGCCAGATCAGCGACCCATGTCGTGTTGTAAGTTGCCATTAGTTGGTCTCTCCTTTGTGTGCGTCTCGAACATATTCAATCAAGGTATCGCGCATTAGATCCATGGCGCGGTCTAGCACCCAATCGTATTGCGATGATTCGGTAAAGTCAAGCCAGACACGCGCCGCGTTCTCGTGTAGCCAATCTTCGGTGTCAGCTGGTAGGTCGTTGTTCTCGACCAGTAGGCGCATATCCTCCTCGCTCCACCAGATCGTGATCAGCTGGTCGGTGTCGTTGAAATACTTAGCTAGGTCGTTGCGTGTCTCTAGTGCGCTCTTGTTAAACATTCTTAGATCTTCTCCAATTCAATAGGGCTAATGTCAATACGATCGCTGTATTCACAATCCAATACTACTAGCTTCTCGTTGATAAAGTCAATGGCAATTGAAATTGCTACATCGCTGTCTCGTGAATCAAACCAGATCACATTAGCTGGATCGAGAATGGTCTCAAGCGCTCTCGCTTCAAGCTTCTTCAAGCGGTCGTGGCTAGGTTCGTAGGTCTCATACATTAGTTAGTCTCCTTCTTAAGTGACTTGAATACGGCGTGAGCTAGGTCGAAGTGATACTGGTAGATATCAACTTGCATAAGGTTGAAGATCGTCTGCCCGTTCTCGTAGCCGAAGTCCATCCAGCGGTTGCGATCTTCCATGGCAAGCGTGTCCCAAGTCTCAGTGATTCGGTGGTAGTAAGTTGGATCTAGGCTATCGGCGATAGCGTGGCAGATCTCTGCGTAGTCGTAGTCCGCGAAGTCTGGATAAGCTTCGAGGATTAAAGCTTTAATCTCGTTAAAAGTTGAGACGCGGTTCATGTTTGGATCTCCTTGTGTGTGTGACCATATATGATTCTATTTAACCATATCTGATTCTGGCGTGTTGTGTTGTTATATATTATGTATAAACATATACGTGTTATGTTATGTCCCTACATAACATATCGTTATCGGGTGATCGTGTCAAGTGACGCGACCATATTTGATTCTAGCCGACCATATTTGATTCTGGAAGAGCTTTTTTAATTATTATCTTATATATTAATATATATATTATTATATTATTATATAGTATAAGTGGGAGAGTAGGGGCTACTCGATGAATTCATCCACGAAGTCGTGAACTTGGTCTGGCGAGAGCGCGTAAGTCTGAAGCGCGAGACCCAGAAGCTGGATCGTAGTCAAGTCCATGTTGCCCAGATCTGCGTTTAGTGGGTAAGCACGACCCATAGCGTTCATGAGAACAAGCGGCGCGCTCTGGTCGCGGTAGCTGTCGAGGAGCTTGTAGACGCTCCATAGACCATTAGCCGCGGCGTAGTGTTCGGCGGTAGCTGGCTTGTTGATCGTGTACATATCGGGAATTCCTTTCGTGTTGTTCGCTTCCTGATATCTCTAATCTAGCATAGCCAAAGAGCTTGTCAAGTGTTTTTCCAAACTTTTTTATCACGAATTGATAACGGCAAGCTATCCCGTAGATCTATAGAGCTAGGGCAAAAGATCCAAAAACGCCGTAAAACGCCCGTAGAAGCCACGAAGCTAGCTAAATGGGGAATCATACCGACCAATAGCTGAAAAGCCGCCTACGGGCATCCTCGAGCTTCTATGAATGTGATCTAATCGTTATCGTTTCGGGGTTGACAAAGTGGATGTAGTGCTGTAAGATCGCGCAAGCTTTGGCACAGGAGCTTCGTTATCGTTTCGTTATGTTGGAATTGGGTATCAGATCTAGCTTAGCATGGGAAGTTGTCGGTTGTCAAGTGTTGTTATCGAATCGTTATATTGGCAATCCGGGTAGGGCCGGTTATCTCCCGTGTGTTTACTAAGCTCATCGGGCCAGACTTAATGGATCGCTTTTGAATTATGAGACAAGTCTAACGGGGATCAACCAGCTTGTCAACCCCCGTTATCAACTTGTTATTTTTTGGTTGCGCTAAACAAAATGTCGTTGCGGTTGAACACACACTGCGAGCAAGTGACACACGCCGAACCTTTATCGGTGATCAAAGCTAGCTTGCGGTTGTTCTCTGGGCATGGGATCGGCGACTTATCCTGAATGGTCTCAAAGTCGCTTTTACCTTCTGCAAAAGTGTTAGCTAGGTACGCTAGCTTCACGCCGTATTGCTTCTTAAGCTTAATGCCCAGTACGCGGTTAGCCATGTCGGTTGAAAAGTACAAGCTTAGGTTGTCAATGTTGACCAATAGCGGAACGGCAAATTCGCTTCTGGTATATGCCCAAAATTGAATGTCTGGGTTAGCCTCGATCACATTACGCCACGCGATTGTGTAAGTCTCATTAAAAAAGTCACCGTCCCAGTGAATGCGGAATAGCTTCTCGGCGTTTCGCTTGTCGCAATCCTTGCGGAATTCATCGATCATCGCGGCGAGTAGCTCGGTAGCTTCTGATTCGGTGGCGTTCTCGAGAGCTTGCCAATTGTGCAAAAGTACATCCTTAACGCCTTTGTAGATCCTCTCGAGGTTGCCCGCGTAGCAGATCTTCTCGCAAACGGTTGTCGCACCTGGGCACGAAAAAGCTTTGCCGCTAGGCAATCCGAAAGTGTTAGCAATGGCGGGCGCTTTGCCGTTAGGCGTGATCGCGTTAGCAACCTTGCGATCTTTTGAACGCTTTAGGGTTAGTTGTGTAGTAGTCATGTCTCTAGCCTATCTCTAGTTTAGCTCGATGTCAACCCAAGAATGGGTGCAAGTAATACCTTGCTTTTCAAGCGCAAATACAACGCGGTGGAATTGGTTTAGCTCGATCTTGCGAGTAACGCCATCGCTAAAAGTCGCGCGATAAAAAACGTGCATGAGATACCTTTCGTTTGGTTAGTAATAGCTAAGCATAGGTGGCGGATCTTGTCAAGCTTCGTTACCAAATTGTTACATAAGCTCGGCCGGCCCTCGAGCTAGCATAAGCTCGGCCGGTTGTCAAGCTTTGTTACCGGATTGTTATATTCTGAAACGGGTATCAAAACTAGTCTAGCAAAAAGCGCTCGCCGTGTCAAGCGATGTCACCAAATTGTTATATTCCAATTTTGGGTAGGGTGGATTTTGAACCGTTGCATTACCGGGCATTTCGGACCAAACCCATAGATCGTTTTTTATTTATAGCTCTAGCTTAGCCGCTTCTGTGCAGCTTGTCAAGTGCCGTTACCGGATTGTTATTTGCGCTCGCCGGAGCTCCCGGAGCTCTGCAGCTCGCCGGCCCACAAGCTCGGCCGCGCTCGCCGGTCGATCAGCTTGCGCTCGCCGTGGCCGGTCCCGAGGATGACCCCCGGGCCGGCCGCTTGCGCTCGCCGGTCAGTGCCCCGGGCAACCGCAACAATCGAGGCAGTATTCCTGTTGTGCCGGGCATCGCATGACTTCCATGCGAACCTCGCCGTCAAAGTCTGGGTTCTGGCAATCCTCGCAAAGAAGCCCGAGGCACTCGGTCCAGTAGGTTTTGCAGTCGAGGCAATCCACTGCACCGCAAGCGGGGTTATCGCAATCGTGCCAGTACTCAACTGTGTTGCAACCTTTGTGCAGATCCAAGAAGTTCATGGGTTTTCCTTTACTTGCTTGTGCCGAATACGGCTTTGCGGGTGCGGGCTTTGCGTAGGTCAATTGCTCGGGCCTTCGCGTGAATGGTGCGCTTCGAGTCTGGGCGGGCCATGTCTAGCCCTCCCATTCCGAAGTATCGCGGCCGTTGAGCACTGCGTCCACGAAGTGAATGCGCTCGCCGTCCGAGAGACTCGAGAGAATTTCCCAGTGGTCCTCGGTGAGTGCGGTAGCGTCAAAGATGATTACGCGCTCGCCGCCAGCGTAGTTGCCCGTGTCGGTGACGTATGCAGTTCGCATTTCGGTGTATGCCATTTGTTTTTCCTTCTGTGTGTTTTGTGTAGGCGTGTTGCCTAGAAGAAGCATAGCACACTTTCGCGCGCTATACCCCAACTATACGACACGTTTACCAAACTTGCTGAATGCCGCTAACGCGCTCTTCCTCGAGGACGTATTCGTAAAGTCGCTCGGTCGCTTCTTCGATTGTCTCGAAGGTCTGGAAGTCGTGCGTATGGATTCCGCCGCCGTTGATTGCTTCGCGAATCGAGAACTTCTTCTCGCTCCGGTCGAAAGTGTAGTCCTCGGTCACGAAGAGGTAGTTGTTCGCGCCTACCGGGTGGATCGAGAGCCATGCGACTTCGGTCCCCCAGAAGTCGATCGAGTCGGCCGAGAACCAAACCGGGTTCTCCCGGATGACCTCGGCCCAGGCCTTTCGCTTGAATCCGGCCCAGCGGGCGCGGTCTGGAATTTGTGCGGTGATTGCGGTCATGTTCTTTCCCTTTGTTAGTTGTTGTGTGACCCGAGTAGTTTAGCGGTAATTGGCTCGAAAGTCCAACCGAGACCGAGCGCGATTGCGAAGGTTAGCGAAGTCCAATAAGTCTGGGCGAGCGTCATGTCACCGAGAATCCACGGCGCGAGAAGCTCGGCCGTGAGGTGGAGGAATAGGCCGAGGCCTGCGATGAATGGTAGAGCGATTGCCGAGGCGATTGCGCGGCGGATGATGTACTTCTTCATGTTCTTTCTTTCTGTTGTTGGGTTAGGCGAATTGCCTAGGAATAGCCTAGCACAAGTCTAGGCTAAACCTACACGATTCGAGCTAGTTGGTCTCGACTTCGAGCTCGTTGCCGATTAGCTCGAGGCGGTCATCGTCCGCCGCCATGTACTCGGCGAACAAAGCTTCGGCCTGCTCGGCCGTCTCGGCTTCAATCTTGTAGATGTAGGACTCGATTAGGGTGAAGGTTGCCATGTTGGTTCTTTCTCTAGTTGGGGTAGGCAAGTTGCCTAGAACAACCCTAGCACAAGTCTAGGGTTGAACTACACGACTTGCTACAGGCCGAGAGCGGCGGCCAGTGCGTCCGAGATTGCGTTAGTGCGGGTTGCGCGGTTGTAGGCGAAGTCGCTCACGAAGACTTCATCGTTAATCACGGTGCGGTACGGGACGAATCCGGAGATTGAAGTCCAGCGGAGGATTGTGCAGTGATCGTATGACACGATGTAGGTCTCGTACTCGAGGCCGTCCTGCGTGACTCGCTTCGAGAGCATGGCGTCCAAAGCGTGGCCGCCGAGCTCGAGGTCGAATTCGTGGCGGTTGCGGATTGCGTGGAGGATTGACGGGTGCATGTTTCTTTCTTTCTGTTGGGTTGTGGATAGGCCTTTTAGAGACTTGCCTGGGTCTAGTCTAGCCTACTGGCCAGCGTTGCGGAGCGTGTTCCAGCGGCCGTTTGCTTTGCGGTGCGGGGTTGCCTGCCGCCAGACTCGCTGGCCGATTGTGAGACTCAAAGCCATAGCCTGAGATTCCTCGGTGATTGCCTGAATCTCAATCTCGAAGCGAATAAGTTCTTTGCCGTTGGCGGCGGTGTAGCGTTCGCTAACTTCGGTGATTACGCCTTCGAAGTAGTCGTTAGCGTAGGTTGCGCCTAGTGTCGGCACAAAGTCTGTTGCGCTGTTTTTCTTGCTCATTAGTAGCGGTCTTCCTGTTCGGTCTCGGTCAATTGGTCGAAGCAATCGCGGCAAATTGGGTCGAGGATTCGATTCCATCCGCCGCATTCGTCGCGGTATTCAATCTCGGCGCAAGTGGCGCACTTGAAGACTTCGTCCTTCATGTTTCTTTCTTTCTCTAGGTTGTTCGGCTAATCCAGCCAATGCGCCTAGGGCATTCAATCCCTAGGCACAGAATCCGATTAGGCGGTGCGCGTATCTCTATGGAGTTATCAAGTTTCGATTCGGCTCTCGGCTTCGGGCTACCTCCGCTTCGGCGACAAAACAAAGTTAGCACGACCGACCCCACCAGACGCAACGAAAAAATCGGGGGAAACAAATCTTTTTATCCGCAAGCTACGGGGGATTCCCAGCGGCGCACAACCGCGCAAACTTTCAAAACTCTCCGAAACTTTTTCCACCCCCGATCACCCATCCCCAAAAATTTTTCGCCGGTATTTTTAAATCTCTTGGACTTTGTAGCAATATTGTGGTAGGATGTACCCATGAGCGAAATACTTATCACCCTAGACGGATACGGTCGAGCCACCCTATCCCTTGATCTTGTCGACGCAGCAGGCGAGAATGAGATCGAAGTTTGGCGTGGCATCTTCAAGGAAGACAACGACGCACCAGAGACACTCTGGGAGGTCTACTTTGAGATGGATCCAACAATCGGCTATGAAGTCTGGGACCTAATCAACGAAGCAATTTACACATACAAAATGGAAGCGGAGGCAATACAATGACATTTCAAGAATGGCTACAGCAAGGATACGACAACGGCTGGTGCGGACCATCTGTCTGCTACACTCACGACGGACTGCCAATGTCCGACCTTGAGTTCCAGGAGTTTGAAGACGGCAATGACCCATGTATGCACGTCATTCGCCTTTACGAGGACGTGGAGCAGAAGACTCAGATCGAAGAGAACCACAGCCCATCGCAGTGGCGAGCAGCCGGCGAAGGACTGATCGCGTGAGCCGGGGTCTAACCGACCCGATCCCAACGCAGCAAGAGGACAATGGCCTCCCTACTGTGCAAGAGATGGACCAAGCGATCGCGCAGCTGTTCGAGGTCGTAAACGACCTGCAGTCGCAGATCACCACGCTGAAGGACATTATCGGAGCATCGATCGGAACTGCTAAGCGAGATAACCATTTGAAAGGTTTGTAATGGGCAAAGAGATATCAGTACTAGACGATCTGCTGCTGCGATCAGCAGCCGGCGGTAAGTCTGGTGTAGAGATCGAGCGACTAACGGGCATTCCTGCAGATCAGGCCGTACAGCACGTTAAGCAGCTGCTAGCAAGCCGCGATATCTGGACTGAGCACGAACAACGACTGCTGCTGTTGCAAGAGCTACAGGAGCTCAAGGAGTCGCTGCAGGGTGCTGCCATTAAGAATGGTGATCCGGAATCCGCACGACTGCTGCTAAAGACGCTGGAGCTCATTGGCAAGCGACTGGATTCCCAGAAGGTTGAGATTGACGAGAACCTGCTAAAGCTAACCCGCTTTCAGGAGCGCATCTTACTACGGGCGATGGACTCTGCTTTGAACTTCGCCAAGAAGGAGCTAGCTGGCAAGTACCCTGACATTCCAAGCTATGAGCTGGATGAACTAGTGGCTGACGGCCTTGTGCGAGCGAAGTATGAGATTCTTGAGGAAGAGTCAGCTTGATAGATAACGTATTCGACAACGTAATCGCAGACCTGCGAAAGCGTTCCAAGAAGGCTGAGTACCTGACTGACCCCGCATTGTGGGCGAAGGAAGTACTAGGCAAGCACATGTGGTCCAAGCAGCGTGAGATTGCACAGAGTGTTGTGCACCACTCGCACACTGCTGTGGTGTCATGTAACGGTGCTGGCAAGTCCGGCTTGGCCGGTATGCTGGGCGTGTGGTGGATTGCCACCCACGATCCGTATGACGTTGCGCTGATCTGTTCGGCTCCGACGTATGTACAGATCGCCCGAGTGCTGTTTCGTGAGCTTGGAGACAACTTCAAGCTTGCGAAGCAGAACGGGCACCCACTGCCGGGCTACATTACGCAGGGCCAGGAATGGAAGCTTGACGATGGCACAGTGATCGCGTTCGGTCGCAGACCGGCCGACAAGGACATTGTTAGTGCGTTCCAGGGTATCCACCGCCGATACGTCATGGTTATCCTTGACGAGGCTGGTGGTATCCCAGAGGACCTGTATACCGCTACTGAAGCAGTTACCAACACCGAGGGTGCGCGAGTACTTGCGATTGGAAACCCGGACAACCGAGGCACTCCATTCCACAAGATCTTCCGCGACGACCCAACGTGGAACAAGCTGAAGATCTCAGCATACGACACTCCAAACTTCACCGATGAAAAGAATGAAGTTCCGGAAGATCTGCTGCCACTGCTGATCCAGCCATCCTGGGTCGAGAAGCAAAAGATCTCATGGGGCGAGGAGTCCGCACGATTCCGCTCCAAGGTGCTGGCTGAGTTCCCTGACGAAGCTGACAACACGTTCTTCACTCAGAGCAACATCGACATGGGCATTGACACAGACATTCCAGAAGACATGGAATACCAGTGTGTGCTAGG